GAACACGGCCGTCAGGTTCTGCTGCGTCCCCGGGCGGACATATTCCCAGTAGCGTTGCGCCCGGGTAGCATCGTAGCGGATGACGCCACGCTTGCCGGCGTCGGTGATCGCCGCCTTCGACGCCACCGCCTCTGCTTCGCCCACCAGCGCTTTGAGTTGCTCGTCCAGGCCATCGGACAGCAGGCGGTAGTAGGTGGCGATGCGTGCATAGAGACGGTCGCGCTCGTAGGCGCTGGTAGCCGCCGCAGCCTTGGCGGCCGTCTCGTTGATGCGCTGCTTTACAGACAGCTGTGCAGCCTCGAGGGCCTTGAGCATGGCCGCCGCCGTTTTGTCGGCCTTCGGCGTCAGTTTGGCGAGCGGGTTACTTGGCATGCCGATTCTCCGTCAGTTCGCATTCGTAGACCCATTCCTCGGTCATCTTGCATTCGAGCCAATACCTGACGCAGTATTTAGGCCGCCCGAATGTGATCGTTATTTGCACGACTAGGGCGTCACAATCGAGTGCCGAAATCTGTACCGTATCTCCGAGATCCCATTTCGTTGTATGCGTCGCCATGTCAGCCCCTCACCACGGCCGCCCCCGTCCACCCCAGCCACCGCAGCGCCTCGGGGGCGTAGTACGGCGCCGGCTTGCCGTCGTCATCGTGTTTGACGGCAATGGGGTAGGGCGACCCTGAATCGCTGTCCGTGATCATGCCGTTCAGCAGCATGTGGAGGGCCTGCTCGTAGACCGCCAGGTCGTCTCGGTAGCGGTCCCCTTCGGCATAGGCCGCTTCAACATCGGACATCGCCCGGTTCAGCGCCCGCGAAAGCACCCGGCGCGCCGAGGCCACCGCGGCCGCCCGTTGCGCCGTGGTGAATGCCGCCCAGACCGCCGCCGACACGTGCTGCGAGGCGGAAAAGTAGTCGTCGGCTCCGTTGAGATCGATCATGTTGTTTTCCTCAAGCAAAAGGCCCCGACCCTTGTGCGGAGGGGACGGGGCCAGGTAAGCAGATGTTGGGCTGCGTGGTTGCGTCAGGTCTTCGGCTTTTCCTTGCCGTCGCCCTTCTCGTCCGGCTTCGGCTCCTTCTTCGGCTCCGGCTTCGGCTCCGACCAGCCTTTCTTGACCCAGTCCGCAAGATCGGACTGGTTGACGCGCATGGACTGGTTTCCATGGACGATACGAACAGTTTCAACGGTAGGCATAGGATTCCTTTCGCGGTTTTCAGTTTGAGAGACGTTTCAGTATTTGGCCGGAACGTCAATCATCGCCAAGGTGGATCCAGAACACCGTCAGCTTCCCGCCGGCCTGCACCCCGCAGGTGGCGTTGTTGGTGCTGATGCTGGTGTTGGCGGCCGCGGCATTGAAGTAGAGTTTGACGGCCGCGGACGTTCCGTCAAACACGCTGTCGGCCCCGCAGGTCATGTCGGCTTCCCAGTCGAAGTGCCCAACCGTGGCGCTCGCGGTGTCGAACGTGGTCGAAGCAATGACATCCTGTTCCGTGCCCGCCAGCGTTGCGTCGTCGCCGGCTGCGGCCGTGCCGATGCCTCCCAGCCAAACGTCGTTTGCCGATGCCTCGTAGCCGGTGTTGTTCGTGACAGCTGCGTCGATCGCGGCGCCAAGGATGTAAATGCGCCCATCGGGGAAGGTGTAGAGCAACTGACTCTCGCCTTCGTCGCTGCCGTCGGTGAACGTCTCGTTGATCGCGGAGAAGGTAAGCACCGTCTTTTGGACGCACGGCACAACCTCGACCGCACTGCAAGCCACCGCCGTGGCAGCGCCGTTGCCGATGTCGACAACGCCTCCCGTCGCCAAGATCTTGTTGACGGTCTGGACCTTGTCACCGCCTACGCCGTAGAAGTCCCCGCCCAAAGGCAAGGGGATGTCGTCCAGGGCGAAACCCGCCGTGGTGACCATCGCCAGCAAAACCATGATGAACTTGCGCATGTCGTTCTCCGTTGTGGGCTATCCCTCCGCCAGCCCGTTGCCTGGGTCTGGCGGAGGGTGCCTCTGTTAGTAGAATCAACCCGCCAGGACAACGCCGCCGGCGTGCTGGACGACCCGGCCGCCCACAAACACGTCGTAGACGACGCTGGAGGCCAGGGAGACGATGGAGCTATCGAAGCTCACGCGAACCGCAAGGCCGTCGAAGCTCGCCACGGCCGAGTTGCCGCCGAACAGCGGCTCGGGCGCCACGATGGCCGCCACAACCGCGTTGGGGTGGTAGATGAGGTTCGAGTAGGTGGTGCCTTCGAACGTCACCAGGGCGGTGCTGGGGCTCGTCTTCAGGGCCGGATAGACCGGCAGCGCGGCAACGGCATGGCCAACAATGTCCGTGTCCTTCGTGACGACATAGCGCTGCGTGTCTCCGGCGACCGTGAAGGCCGTGCCTTCCTTGATCGTCCCCGTCGCTTCGGTGAGCGCCGCCAGCGCCAGCGTGGAGGCCGTCGCGCTGCCGGAAGCCGTCACCGTGCCGGCGATGTCGCCGCGGGCAAAAGCATCGCTGTGCGGATCCGGAACCCACAGGGCGCCGAGCTTCTTGCCCAGCATCAAGTCGTGGAGCTGGCCAGCGTTCTGGTCGCCGTAGTCGCGGCTCGCGAACTGCGTCAGCTGCAGGAAGCTGTTTTCGACGGTGGTGTCGACCAGCCCCACGCGACCGGCGCGAGGAATGAAGGCGTCGTTGAGCACCTTCTGCCCCGCCAGGATGTGGGCCGCCGTGCTGGGGCGGTTGGTGACCGTCCCGGCCACGTTGCGGGCGAAGCCGCCGCGCATCTTGGCGATCAGATACTTGTCGATCGAGGCGCCAATGCCGGTGATGAACGGGACGGTGACGTTGGCCGTGAAGTCGTCCAGCTCGAGGGTGCGCTGCTTGGTCGTCAGATCCGCGCGCTTGTAGAAATGCTTCTGGAGCTGCACATCGACATCGCCCTGGGCGAGATCTGCCGCCACGGTGGCGCCCGCGAATTCATCGGCATCTGTCACCGCGGGCGGGACCGTCACCTTGACCGAGTCGCCGACCTTGGCGGCCGTGAAGACCCCCTCAACCTTGCGGCTGACGAGGTTGGCGCAGACCAGACGGTTGCGCAGGGCAATCGCCGCATCGCGGGCGACCGCAGACGGCGTGAGAAAAGAATTTCCGCTCATGAGATTAAACCAAACCTTTCTTCTGCAGATCCTGGGCGCGTTGTGCGTCCGTCATGTCTGCGATTTCCTTGGCCCGGGCAGTTGCGGGCGCAGTGCCAGGCGGAAGCCCGGCCCCGTGCCCAGATTCGTCGGCGATCAAAGCCTTGTTAGCCGTGGTGAACGCCGAAAGCCGCGACTTCACGGCTGCTTCGTCGTTCAAAGTGTCGAGGCCCTCGAAAGCTGCCTCGAATGCGCCGTCGACGAGCTTGCGGTCAACACCGTCGATGAACCGGATTCGGTTCGTCTCGCGGATATGGTTGATCGCCTGCCGTCTTGCCATCGTGGCCGCCTGCTTGTCGGATTCGGCCTTTGCCTTGCTGATTTCGGCGACGCTCTTGTTCAGAGCCTCGATCTGGGCAGCAAGCTTCTGGGCCTCCGTCATGCCGTTTTTCTTCGCCTCTTCCGCCGCCAGGGCCGCTGCGTCCTTTTCGGACTTCAGCGCGTCCAGCTGTTTCTGAAGCTCAGTCTTGTCGGCCTCCGCCTTCCGGCGAGCCGCGGCAGCCGCGTCGTTCAGCGCCTTCTCAGGATCGTAGGCCTCGACGAACTGCTTTTCAGCGTCCGTCAGGGTCTCGCCCTTCAGCACTTTGGCCATGATTTCTTTGATCGTCATCGGTTTTCCTTGTGCAGCTCGAACAGGCCCGAGCAGTGGCCGCGCCGCCTGTGCGCCAGACGGAGGGAGCGATAGAAATGGCCAAAGCGTCAACTTGCAGGCGTATCGACCGGCGTATCGATGCGAGGCGGCAGCAAATCAAAGTCGTCATCCTCCAGGGCATCGATCTCTTGCTGGATGGCCTTGGAATGCTCCTCGGTGATTCGGGTCATCTTCGCCAGCAACCTGGTCGCAGCATGTAACACCAGCTTGCGCTGCGTCAGCGTCAGGTTGCTGATTTGCCCGATCTCCGCCAGCGCCCCCGACTCGGAGGAAACGTCTGTCACATCGAAGCTGTCAGGCCACTCTGGCGCGTAGACGGCGAACGTGGAATCCATCGCAACCGAAACGGCGACTACGGACGCCTCTGCCTCCTGGAGCATCAGTGCCCGGCGCCGGAGTGTCGCCTCGGTGTCGAGGTGGTCGAACTGCTTCGACTCTGCCGTCTGGACCTGCCGCGATTCCTTGTTGAACAGCGCCAGTCCCGCCGTGTCGAAAAGCATCTGACGCTTGCGCTTCACCTCGTCCGGAAGCGCCGCCAGGTCCGACGCGCTTGGCTGGATGAACCGGGTGATGCCGCTTTCTTCGGCGCTCTCGATCATCGGAGCATCCAGGCCGCGGACGACCTCCCGGACAAGTTCCAGCACCCGCTCCCCGTTGCTGGTTCCCGCCCTTTCGATCAGCCGCGCCTCGAGGCTGTCGAGGGAGCTCTGCGGGATGACCAGCTGCCCGAAGACGGTGCGCGTCAGGTTCTCGATGTGCAGGCTGTCAAGATTCATCGATTGCGCCTGAATGCTCTCGACTGTGTCGAACCACCACGGCAAGCTCGACGGCTGCCCGACGATGACGAACGGAATCTCAGGCGTTGAAATTGTTCCAGACGCCACCTGCTTCGCTTCTCCGCCGGCGGTCTCCTCCCAGCTCTCCCAGGTCGCCCCGCCTGGCTCGCCACGCTGCCACAGCCGGCGCCGCTTTGTGACAACGGGCTCGACAAGCGGGTCGCTGTTGTCGATTGCCTCCTCCTCGGTGAGCAGCCACTTCAGCCGTCCGGCCGAATCAAAGCACCAGTCAACGACCGCATGCGCCGGCCATAGGATCCAGCGAATCCGGTCGCCGGCGCGCTCGCGATCGGCACGGCTGCGCTGGCGTGGGCGCCCGGTCGCCGCGTCGATCTCCGGCGCCGCGCGATCGACCTGAACCCAGCACCAGCATCCGGCGGTCACTGCTTCGGACACATCTTCCCAAAAGGCACCGACGCTCTGCCCAGTGGCGGTCACGTCTTTGGCAAAAGTCTCGTCGATGCCCGAACGCTTAGCGGCCGTGGCGAACAGATACTGGTTGATCTTTTCGGACACCCGGCCGGCATCGTTGATGCAACATGCCCGCTGCTTCCGGCCAACGGTCCCGACGGTCCTCCCAAACGCACTGGTGCCAGTCCAGCTGAGGTCGCTTTCGTTCGGCGCCCGCCACAGCCTGGCGTCGACATACGGCGTCCCGCCACGCACGGCGAGGAAGTTGAGTGTCAGTTGCGCGGAACGTACACCCAGAATCGCGTTTTGCCGGGTGAAAAGGATGTTGCGGCTCATGCCATTGGCCCGGCTGTCAATTATCCGCCCAGGAAGTGCGAGCCGGCCGTCGAGACCTGGGAATGGTACATCACGGCCGTGGCGTCTGGGCCGTCGTCGTGTCCGGAGTCCGGGAATCCCGCGAACTCCGTCAGCCAGGTGTCGAGCCATGGCCGGCAGCCGGGACCGTAGAGGTGCACCAGGGCGCCATCGAAGGAGGGCTCCAGGCCCGCCAGCTTGGCGGACTTGTCTCCGGGAAGCCTGGAGGCACGGACGACGCAGACACCACTGAGCACGGCCTTGAGCGTCGTAAAGGCGTCCTTGTAGCCGCCGAAGGCCTCGACGTGCTGCGGCACAGCCATGCCGTCAGCCTGCGCCGTTGACCGGATCAGGGCGTCACGCTTCGGCGCCTCCTCCCGGCATGCCACCATCGAGCGGACCCAGATCTCGCGCTGCACGGCGCCTTGCCCGATGTTGACTGTCCGGATATGGCCCCTGACTCCCCAGGTGCGGTCGGGGTCGTCGCTGTCGCGCTCCTTGCTCGACGATGCCAGATCCCATCCACGCGTCTCTCGGCCAGCCGGCCAGCCGTCGAGCGTCTCGTGAATCTTGACGCGGTCCGTTGCAAAGCGGTTGCCGCCCTCGACCATGGGCTCGCAGTCCAGGAGCGCCGCCGCCTGCTTGCCGAGGGCGGCCCGTTGCGCCTTGTACCAGGCCATGTTGAAGCGCTCGGGAAACAGGGTCTCGTAATCGCCGGGACGCGTCGCCGGGAAGTTGACCTCTTCGAACTGCGGGAAGTCAGCATTGGCCGCCATCTCGCGCTTGATGCGCCCCCGGAGGTCGTCTACGTGCCACGGCGTTGCACAGACGACGACGATCGAGGCCGGAGCGTTCTGACGCGTCAGCAGGTCATTGCGGAAGCCGTCCCAGATCTTGTCGCGGTAGGTCTTGCTGGCGGCCTCCTCGCGATTCTTGCAGTAGTCGTCCACGATCAGCAGGTGCCCGCCCTTGCCCGTCAGCGAGCCCCCGAGGCCCTGAGCCGTAACTTGCCCGCTGCTGCCCTCCACGGCCCAGCTGTCGGCCTTGTTCGTGCCCCGTGCCGGGACGACTCCGGGAAATAGCTCCTGATAGGCGGATTCCGTCATGATGCGCTTGACCCACTTCGAGAAGCCAGTCACCAGGCTGAAGCCGTAGCCGCTCTGGATAACATCGGGCTGCCGGTCGGCGTTGCGGCCGAGGAACCAGGCGGGGAGGGCACGGCTGACGATGTCGGACTTGCCGTGACGGAAGGGTATCGCGATCAGCAGATATGTCGTCTTGCCGTCCCGCCAGTCGTTGACGGCTCGCGTCAGGCGGTCAGCCACGGCTCTCGTGTGGCGGCCGACGACCAGCTGGTGAGGCATCCACCAGCACCACCGCATGAAGCCCAGCAAGTCAACGCGGGCCCGGCGCTTGGCCAGTTCCTCGAGCGCTTCACGCCGGCTGACTGCGTCCGGCACGTGCGATCTCCTCGAGCTCGGCATCCGTCATCGACTTGGCCGGCCGCGGAGGCTCGATCTGGACGCGCTCGACGAACAGGCCGATATGCTTGCCGACGAGCTCGAGCGCCCGCAGCTTGTCGGCGAACTTGATCTTCGTGCCTTCGGCCGTCTCCGATACGGACTGGATTGCCCGGCGCTGGTCTTCGGTCTGTTCCTTCGTCGGCTTGATCGTGATCCGTCCAGACTTGCCGACTGTAACGATTTCAGACGGGTCAAAAAAGGCCAGCCGCGCCAGCTCTTTTAACACGCGCTCAGCAGTTATTTCGAGACTCTTCGCCCGATCGGATTGCAGTGCGGCGACCTTTTCTTTGACTCCAGCAAACGACAGCAGTCGAGGGCCGCAGGAATGCGCCGTCTTTTCGGAGTACCCGGCGCGGATGGCGGCCTGCGTGGCGCTCATGTCCACGATGTACTCCGTGCAGAATCGTTCCTGTTTTGCCGTCAGTCCCATGGATTTGGCCCGATCGTCAACCGAACACGCTTTTCAGCGCCGGGATCTTGCGGCAGAGCATTGCATAGCGGCTGCTGGCCGCCTGCCTGCTGACACCGTGCTGCTTCGCCCAGGAATACATCGACTTGCCCTGTCCGATCCAGTCCAGCAGGGAAAGGTCGGCCTTCTCGATGCGTGCAAGGAAGCCCACCAGGCGCCGGACGGCATCGGCGCAGCATGCCTGCAGGTTGATGAGGTCGTCTTGCGGCTCCTGCTGTTCGACCTTCAGCGCAGCCTCGACTTCCGCCCCCGTTTGCGCGGCGTGGCCCGAATCCAGCGAGACGAACGTCCGGCCATGGTGGTTTGAATCGCTGGGTCCGATGCACTTCAGGCAAAACGGGCTTCCCTGTCCATTGTGCGGGCATTTGTGGCATTCAGGCATCAGGCGGCCTCCATAACCTTGCGGATTGGTGACAGAACGGATAGAATCCGCGCCAGATAGTTGGAACACGCCCCCTGGTGGGGGTGCCATTTTTCTGACGTGTCTGGAATTGCGTCCAGAATGCTCAAAATGCCGGATTCTAGGTTAGTTGTAACTGTCCGGTCGTGGTTCAAAACTATCGGATTGCCGATCAGAGCTTGCATCAGGAGGTTCTGACTCTCCGGCTCGGCCGTCAGCCACAGGTCGCCGATGCGTGACAAAAACTTCTCGCACAGGTCCAAAGCTGCGTCGGTGTCCATTTCGCCCTGGTCGGCCGATGCGACGATTTCCCATGCTGCTGCCCGCTGCGTTGCGATCTGTGAGGCTTTGGCCCGATAGGTGGCATCATCGATGGTTCCGGACAGGAGGGCCTCTAGCAGGCGTTCCTGGCGTGCCTGCATGTCGGCGACGACTTTCCGCTGCCGGTCGGAGATCTCGCGCTGGCGTTTCCGCTCGTCGATCATCGAGAGCCTGGTCAGCGCCCGCAGGACGGCGACGGACTTCTTGGCCTTGGCGACGAGGTTTGACAGCAGATATGCCATGCGGTCGTGTGCGCAATCGCGCCGGATCCTGACGTGTCCCTTCGGGCAGTGATAGTAGCCCCAGGCGCCGTAGCGGGTTTTGGTTGTCGAACCTGTCAGCGGCCGGCCGCACTCTGCGCAGACCATCCAGCGCCGGAGCGGCCACTCGCGAGCATCGCCGCGGACTTCCGGACGACGCAGTCTGGCAAAGTGGGCGTTGGCACGGTCCCAGGTGTCGGCGTCGACTATCCCGGGCCACTGCGCGGCGATGATCTTGCCTTCCGTAAGCCTCGAACAGATCTGCCCGCGGTAGGCCCGCTGTTCGACGATGGCCCGGATGTGCTGGGCAGGGAACTGGCGGCCGATGCTTTCGGTGAGCTGCTGTCCTGCCTGTTCCGGTGCGATTCTTCCAGAGGCCAGATCGGCGAACAATGAGACGACGGCCGGAGCTTCATCCGGATCCGGCTCGAGGATGGCGCCGGCGGCCGTGGCCTTGATTTGGAATCCGGTAGGCGCCTTGTGACACCAGAAGCCCTTGGCGGCCCGGTCGACCATTCCCGAGCGAGAGCGTTCGGCTCGGACCTCGTTGTCGAGCTGGGCCACGGCGGAAAGGATTGTCTGCAGGAATCTGCCCGCCGGGTCGTCGGAAGATGGCTCGGTCACCGAAAGGATCTGGACGCCGTAGCCGGCGAGCATGGCCCGGGTGACGGCGAAGTCGTGGGAGTCCCTGGCGAACCTGTCGAGCTTGTGGACGAGGACGACATCGCACCCATGTTTGCGGCAGAACTGGATCAGGCGGAGGAAGGCGGGACGATTGGCGGTCTTTGCCGACTCGCCGGCGTCGGTGAACGTCTCGACGACCGTGGCGCCGTTGCGACCGGCCCAGGCCTGACAGTCGGCGATCTGGCCGTCGATGGATGTTCCGGCGACCTGGTCAACCGACGACACGCGGGCGTAGATGGCGGCTTTCATGTCTGTGGGGTTTGGATGCGACCACATGGCGCACCAAGGCAACGGCAACAGGGTAGAGCAAACGGATGGCGGCGTCAAGGGCTTCGTCGGATTCTTTTGCGAGCACCGGGTCGGAGGCTCGCACATATGCGATGAGTTCTTGGCGCGTCATCGTTTGTCCTCGGAGTTGAACCGCTGGATCTGCCATTCGCGGTTCTTGAACATGGCCCAGACGAAGTCGACATCCGGGAAGGCGGCGACGCACTCCCGGAAGGCTGCTGCCGCTCGCCCCTGGCTTCCGAAGCGGAAAGCGCCCTTGACTTCATAGCAGGTCATTTTGCCGAGCGTGGACCAGACGACCCAGTCGGGGGTATACCGCGACCCTCCAGGGAGCCGGAACGTCACGGCCTCGTACTTGCCGGCGCCGGAAAGGTGGACGCGGTTGAAGAGGGACTCCGTCTTGTTGGGTTGCCGGCCGGGAGTCCGGACCATAGGCGCCGCCTGGGGCGCTGGTGCCGGTGTCGGTTTTGGCGGGTTGAGTCTGGCGAGGGACGCCTCGACGCGGCGACGCAGTTCTGGGTTCAGGTCTTCGAGTTTGAGCGGTCTCATTTTTTTTGTGTCCGGGTTTCCCCTCGCTCCGCCATCAAGCGGAGAGCGAGGGGGAATAATACTTTAGGTTATTCCCCCCTCTTCCTTTAGGGAGAGGGGCGCGCGCGCGTAGGACTGTCCTAAGGACTAGTCCTAAGGACTTTTCGTTTTTGGAATGTCCTACGCGCGCGCACGCGTAGGACATCGGCGTTTTGGAGGGTTTTGGCGGCGTTTCCGGGCGGATTCCGCGCTGCATTTGGTTCCAGCGGGTCAGGGCGTCTATGGCGTGGCTTGCGGTCGCTTCTGCGCCGCAGGAAGGGCAAGCTGCAACGTAGCGGCGCCGGAGGCCGTGACGCGACATCCGCCAATCTCGGGACACCCGGGGACGTTCGCCGCAGCAGCGGTCGTATAGCGAGGTTTCCAGCCACCACTTCACGTCGGCTCCTTTGCGTTGTCCGGTTTGACGCATATCGGGTTGTTTTTGGCATCAAGAACGAAGCACGCGATATGGCGTCCCGTGCCACGGCCCGGCTTGCCGTCTTCCGTCGCCAACCATCGCACGTCGCCCAGGTTGCGCACCTTGGCCCCGTCCGCCAGCAGCATCAGAGCCCACTTGTCGAGCGGGAAGACGATCACGACGGCTTTGCCCTTCTTGTGCTCTGCAAGCGCCTTGCGAACCCACGCCGTCATGCCCTTTTTCTTTCCCTCGTGCATGATGGATCCGAACGGCGGGTTGACGTAGTTGCGCTGACCCCATTCGCATGTCAGACCGTCGAAGCCTTCCGGCTTCGGGAACGGGCACGGGTCGAAGTCGAACGGGCCAAACTCAGCGTTCAAGGCGGCGTACAGGTCCGGAGGTGTTAGCCAGTAGTGCTTGCCATCGCTGTTTCCGGCGTGGAACTTGTTCTTCTCAACCGGCGTCGCACCGGCCTGTCTAAGGAATGACCGTTTCGCATCATTGGCAAACTTGGCGGGTTGTACGCGCTTCATGTCCGTTCCTCCGGTTCGACCCAGTCCACCCTGAGCATACGAAACAAGTCTTCTTCCTCTCGCACGGGAATTGAACGCCCCCCGCGCCATGGCGCAAGCATCCCGTTTTCGCTCTTGTAGCCAGCCATAACCCAGGCCCTCCCGAGCACGCAGCGCGCGAAATAAACGCTGCCGGTCCGGATGGCATAGATCAGCCCCCAGTTCTCCGGCCTTGCCGTGAAGATGTCCAGATTGATCTCGCCCAGGTCGACCTGGACGTACTTGCCGGCGACCGGGTCACCCTTGACGACCGTGCCGAAGCCGGAGACGGTCTGCGACCAGCTCAATGACCGGACGCCTTCGTTAAGGACGCCGAAAAGGTCGATAATGGAGATACGCTTCGGGATGCAGACGATCTCGATGTCTCCGACCTCTGGTTTCTTGCGTCGGATGCTGCCGGCGATCTCGATGCGGTCGCAGTGCGGCGCCAGCTGGGCCTTGACGCGCTGCGCGATGGCTGTTGCTTGGTCTAGTTTCATGTCAAAATGGATCCCTTTCTATTGCTGATTCCGGCCTTTTCGCTGTCGGGCACTCTCCCCACCGATCCTCGCCTCCGATCCCAGCGACAAGGAAGCACCAATCGCCGTCGTCCGGCTCGATGCTTTCCTGCGCGCGGCGCCTGTGCTCGCATCCAACGCAACTCCCGGTCGCGTCCAGACCGTCGGCGATATCTTCTCCGTCTGGCAGGTGTTCAGACGCGTACTGCGTCACAAAAGCTTCATCGAGTTTCATCTCGTCTCCGTTGTGGTTACTACAGTAGCGTACTTTTCCCACGACCATGCGAACGACCGCGCGGCCCACTCCGGCATGCACAGCGCGTCTATCTCATCGTCGGCCTTCAGCCTGACCAGCTGGCGCAGGGCGGCGTGATGGGTGTCGGAAAGGAAGCCGCTGACGGCATCTTGCCGCAGCTCCTCCATGTGGCGGTCCCGATGTTCGCGCGCCATCAGCTCGATGAACCAGCGCTTGTTGCAGGGATTGCGTCGGGGACAACTCGGGCGGCGACACTTGCGCCACGCCGTGGCGTCGTTTTGCTGCTTCACTTCGCTGTCTCCTTTGTTAGAAAGACGGTGAATACAGGTTGCCCTGCCACGTCCTGCCCTCTTTGTCGAAAACAATGATGCCGGCCCGGCTCAGCACCCGCCGGATGTTGTCCGCCCGCTTAAGGTCCGTCGGCTCGCCACGGTCGTCCATCGTCTGGCAGATGTGTTTGATCAGCTCCGAACGCTGGGGGTCGTTGTCGTTCGTCCGTGGCGGCATCAGTTCGAAGCCCATGTCGTCGTACTTGGAGGCCTTCGCCTTGGTCCAGTTCTTCTGCTTCTTCTGGCGCTCGACTTCCTTGGCGACGGGATGGCCGGCCGCCGCCACCCAGCATATCCCCTCGTTGGCGTGCTGAAGCTCGGTCCGCTCCTGGCACCCGGCCCGCCGGCCGCGCTTGGCGTGGCGTAGCTCATAGCGGTTGTCGTAGTCCTCGATCTGCATGATCGTCGACGTCGCCCGGGCCCAGTTCGTCAGGTCGCTCGATCCGATGCCGAGATAGGCCATGTCGGCGCCCTTGTAGGCGTTCTCCTGGTTCTTGGGGGGCTTGCCGGTGTGATGGATCACCACCACGCCGACGTTGTGCTTCCGGATGACGGGGTTGAGCTGGTTGCGGAGAAAGCGGGAGCAGTCCGCCATCTTCGATATTTCCCCGCCGATGTAGGCCAGGAGCGGGTCGATCCAGACTATGTCGGGCTTGATCCGGTCGCAAAGCCAGCCCGTGAAGGTGCAGAATTCACCCCCGGTCAGGCTGTCGGAAGGCACGATCCGCAGGTTGTTCCGCAAAGCACGGCGCTCGTCGGCCGTCAGCTGCATGCCGGCGGTCACACCCTGGAACATCTCCTGAACGTCGAGTCCGTTGTTTTCCGCCTGGATGATGAGCTGCCGCATCGGCGCCACCGGCACCAGGCCGAACAGCGGACGCCCCACGGCGAACGACACGGCCCCCTGCACCGCCAAGACAGACTTGCCGATTCCTGACTGGGCCACCAGCAGCCAGGACCCGCCACGCGTCAGGAAGCGCTCGCCCAGAAGGTTGTCATCGGGCAGTTCCGCGTCGATCTGGTCGGGGCCGAGGATCTCGGCGGAATACTCGTCGGCGCGCGAAAGGCTGTCCCATTCGTCCCAGCTGACGGCGCCGCAGGGCCCGCTGACGAGATACTGCCGTTTGCCGGCCCGCGTGAGCCCCGGCAGGCGCGACAGACGGGAGGGGTTGCGGCATTGCCGGTCAACGACGAATCCGGCCTCAGCGAGGCGCGTGAACAGCTTCTCGACCCGTTCGCGGTACAGCGCCCGGTCGGTGCCGGCGTCCACCCGGACGATGGCATGGACCGACTTTCCGCCGCTGTGGACGATGGCGGTGCAGGGGAGCTGCAGGGAGTGGATCGTCGAAAGTTGCATCTCCATCGGCATCGCGTCCGACTCGACCAGGACGTGATCCAGACGCGCCACGGCCTCGTTGGTCACCCCGGCTCCGTCGACCGGATTGATCCGCACCCACCCGCCGGCGTCTGGATCCCAGGAGCCCAGCGCGTTCTCGATGGCCTTTTCCGGAGCCTTCTTGGCGTAGCGGCGCAGGTCGGCCACGATCTCGGCGCGCGTCCGGGTGTAGACGCCTTTTCCCATGGGCTTGAATTTGTCGTCCTCGTCCTTGAACGAGCCCAGCACGTAGCTGACCTTCTCGTTTTCCTGGAACATCAGCTCCAGATAGGTCACAAGGTCGGCGACGGGATCCGGGCCGGCTTCCGGGACGGGCTCGGCGTAATCGGCCACGGCTCCGGCCTGCTCAGCCATTCCCGGCCCGACTGGCGTTTCCCAGGTCAACGGCGCGTCCGGGATGTCGGCGCCCCTGTGGCCCGTCCTGGGGGGCTTGCCTCCGTCGTCCTTGCACCACTTCACCAGCGAGGCGATCCCGATCTTGCCGTCGGCCTTGCCAAACCCGCGCCACTTTGTCCGGCAGGTGGCCTCGTGGTTCTTCTTGCCGTCCGGGCACCAGGCAATCCAGTCATCGACCGTGGCGCCGGAGGCGTGCAGCGCCATCCCGACCGCCAGCCAGGATTCGTAGGCTTTTGCCCGCGCCGGCGAAAGCTGCTTCAGACATTCGATTGCCGCTTCCCTGTCCGTCATCATGCAAAGCTCCAGTTCTCTACCGGCCGCCAGTTGTTGGCCTTGATCGCGTCGATCAGCTTGGAGGCGTCCGCCCGCTTCATGTCGGCCGCGTTCGCGTAGCCAAACTTGTCGATGAGCCTCACCTGCCCGGGCGATGCCAGCCCAGCGTGACTGCGGCCGAAGAGCTTGTCCAGGATCAGCTTCGCCTGACCCTTGCAGCGCACCCCGGCCGGATCCAGCCCGAACTTGCCGATGGTCGCCAGCTGCTTCTCGGTCGGGGAGGCCGCCTCCCAGGGCATCGTCGGCTCATAGTCCTCGAGGTCGCTCGCCTTGATGTAGAGGGCAAAGGCCAGCGGGTCAATCCGCCGCGCCTCCTTGCGCGCCTGGTTCTTGAGCGCTTCGGCCAGCGCATCGTGACGCTTCCGGGCAACCTCCGACGAGGCCATCTCGGCCAGGTCCAGAAGATCCATCTGCGTGGCCCCGCCGGCGGCCTCCTGGATCTCGGTCGCCTCGGTCGCCTGGTCTTCCTTCACCGCCACCAGCGAGGCCGGCCGGCAGAGGTCATGCCGGACCGTGTGCCAGAGGTAGTCCAGAATCAGCAGATCCTTCTTGCCGGGAAAGAGCCGCGTACCGCGACCAACCATCTGCGCATAGAGCGCCCGCGACTTCGTCGCCCGCAGCACGCTGACGCAGTCGAGGCTCGGCTCGTCGAAGCCCTCGGTGTAGAGCATGGCGTTGCAGCACACCTTGGGCCCCGGAGTCTTGAGCCATTCACCGACCTCCCGCCGATCCTCGCTCTCCCCGTCCACGTGCCGGCAGTCCATCCCGCGGGCTTGCAGCATGCCGAGGAAGGCCTTGCTCGTCCGCACCAGCGGCAGGAAAACCAGCGTCTTGCGGTTGCCCGCCATCGAGACGATGCCGTCGGCGATCTGCTCAAGGTACGGCCCCAGGGCGTCCCCGATGTCGCCGACGTTGTAGTCTCCCGCCGTCGTCCGGACGGCCCCCAGCTCGATATGCAGCGGGCAGGTCTGCACCACCGGCCGCGCGAGCCACCCATCCGCCACGGCCTGGGCGAGGCCGTACTCGTAGGCGATGCTTTCGAACACGGCGCCCAGGCTGCGCTTGTCGCCGCGGTCCGGAGTCGCCGTCACGCCCAGGATCTTGGCGCCCGAGAAGTAGTCCAGGATGCCGCGATAGCTGACGGACAAAGCATGGTGAGCTTCGTCCACCACCACGGCCGAGAAGTGGTCGGGCCCGAACTGCGCCATGCGGTTCTGCCGCATGAGCGTCTGGACACTGGCGACGGTCACCGGCAGTAAGGTTCCCGCGGCCCGTTCGTCGGCCTTCTCGACGGCGGCCATCAGTCCCGTCGAGGCTTCGATCTTGTCCACGGCCTGGCGGATGAGTTCATCGCGGTGGGCGAGGATCAGCGTCCGGCCGCCTTCGTCGGCGATGCGTTTGGCGACGGCGGCGAAGACGATGGTTTTGCCTGTGCCGGTTGGGAGCACGAGAAGCGTGGAGCGGACATCCTTCCAGGCTTCGAAGATGGCCTCCGTCGCGTCGAGCTGGTACTTGCGCAGGGTCACCACTTGCCTCCGATCATCGCCATGCCGCCGCCGACTACAGCGCACCCAGCCGCGATGGCCAGCGCGGTCACATCGGCGTCGCCGAGTTCCGTGTCCGCCAGCCCCCCCATGCAGCCCACCATCGCCAAGGCCGCCACGCCTGCCAGCCCGATCATGAACAATCCCGTCTTCCAGTTGATCTGCATTTCTCACACTCCGTCCGCGTGTAGGATGCGCGGCCCCCGGGTTGCTGCTTCAACGCATGACACCGACCGCCAGCTTCAGGCGCATGGCGTTCAAGGCTACGATGCTGCTCATCGTCTTGCTTTCGGCGTCCGTCAGCCGGGCCGCGTCTGTCATGCTGGCCACGGCGATGGCACGGCCGATGCACCGGCGGCCGGAATTCACGCGCGATGCCGCCCAGTTGATGCGCTCCCGGGGATCTGCGACCCGGATTCCGCCTTCGCCGTTGCCGATGGTCAGGAGGTTGTGCTGGCGGAACAACTGCTTGCGCCAGGCGCCCATGATGGTGCGGAAGCGGTTGCTTTTCGGGTCCATGTCGATGGCTTTGGCCACGTCTTCGAGGACGATGGTTGTTCCCTCCTTTGGCACGCCGCAGAACTCTGCGATGCGGTCAACGTCGATCTTGGTGGGGATTCCCCCGAGTGATACGATGCTCATTTCATGCTCCGTTCGTTGTCTGTTTTGCGCGTACTACGCCGCGCCCCGTTCCTTGTTCCTCGCCTAGCCCCGCCGGGCCCTGCCACGCCTCGCCCGGCCACGCCGCGCCCAGCCTTGCCCCGCCATGTTCCTTGCCGCGCCCGGCCGAGCCGCGCCCTGCCGCGCCGTGCCTGTCCCAGCCGAACCTTGTTCCTCGCCTAGCCGTGCCTGGCCATGCCCTGCCGAGCCGAGCCGCACCGCACCTTGTTCCCTGCCCTGCCGAGCCTTGCCATGCCAAGCCTGACCCCGTCCCTCGCCTAGCCTAGCCAAGCCGAGCCCCGCCGTGCCCCACCTTGACCCACGCCGTGCCGAGCCGAGCCCAGCCCAGCCGTGCCACGTCCCTAGCCCTTAACCTGCTCAACCTCAACGTCGAACCGCCCGAACTGCCCCGGCGCCGTCGGCGAACCAGGCCGCCAATCGCAAAGCCCGCAGTAGAAACCCGCGTGCTTCAAGATCGTCGTGAGCATCTCCGTCGTGATCTGCTCGTCCAGAACCGTCAGCGTCCCACCGCATGCCCAGGTGTCGAACCGCGGACGCACGCGGACATTCTTCGACGTACCGATACGCGCCCGCTTGCAGAACAGCGTGAAGCCCATCCCGGCCGCCGCCGCCTCGTGCTGCCCGAAGTCTTCCACCTCCCGCAGCGCCTCGATGTCCTTCCACAGAACGGCCGCGCCGTTGGCCAGCAGCGGCCAGCCGATCTCGTTGACGATGATCCCCGCCTGCGTCTGCCGCTGCATCGAACCCTTGCCCGTCGGCGCCGGACACTTCTTCCCGCCGTCGCGCAGCATGGTCATGAGGTTGTCGGCGTCGATGACCAACTGCTTCCCGTCGTGGTAGCAGTAGCCAATCCACGTCCACGCTGGCGAACGGTCGTCGCCAGGCACGCTGAACTTCTTGTTCATCGGGTCTTTCTGCCACTTCCGGACTTCTCCAGAAGCCGTGATGTTGTCACGGTGCATCAGCAGCGGACTCGTTCCCGTCAGTGTCACTTTGTACGTTCTTGCCTTCATTCTTTCTCCATGTTGTTGTTGTTCACCCTACGAAAAACTAACCTCTTCCTCGCGCTCGATACCGGTCCCGTCCTCGATGATGATCGAGCACTCCGAACCCGTCGAAACGCGCGTCCCAATCGCCTGGAGCCCCTGCGCCTCCAGCCAGGCCCCGAACGCCTCCAGCGTCGGCAGGTCCATCTGCTCGAGCCCGTCCAGCAGCACGAAGCCGCACCGTGGGTTGACACGGTGACAGACGGCCGTCGCCACCCGCAGCCGCTCGGCACCGGACATGCAGTCCCACGCCCGCCCCTGGTAGACCAGTTCGCCATCCTCGATGGTGAGGCCATCGAGCGGCAGCGCGTGGGAGTCCAGCAGCGCCCGCAGATCGGCGCGCACCGTCTCGATCTGGCCTTGCAGGGCGTGGTACTCCTCGCCCAGGGCCTCGGCGTTGGCAAAGGCCGCCTCACGGCCGGCGTTGTCGCGCACCTTGGCGTTGTGGGCGTCGATCTCCTCCATCTGGAGCTTGAGCGTCGTCGTGTCCACCGGCGCCGCGTTGGCGGCCGATTCCTTCGCCAGCAGGAACTTGCCCTGCAGTTCGGCCTCGTCCTCCTCGGCCTTCTTCAGCGCGGCCCGCAGATCCGCCACCCGCCCTTGGGTCTGGGCAAGCTTGTAATCCAGCATGCCCGCCTGGTCCTTGGCCTCTCGCACCTTGGCGTTGTGCTGGAGGGCCTGCTCCATCTGCTTGACCATCGCGGCCCCGTCCATCGGCGCCACGCCGATGCCGTCGTGAAAGGGGAGGCTCTCGGCATGGCCCTTGGCCTTGACCTGCTCCCGCCCCTTCAGCAGCCGCTCCTGCTCGAGCGTCCGGATCTTCTCGTCGAACGGCTGCGTGTCCACGCCGATCACCTGCAGCAAGGTCTTGGCCTTCGCCTTGGCGTCGTCCCGCATGAACTTGCCCAGGTTCAGGGCCAGCTCGGCCAGCACGCCGTTGAGCAGCGTCTGGCCGGCCTTGGCGCCCTTCGGGTCCGTCACCTTCAGGTAGCTCCCCTTGCCGGTGAACTTGCGAGCGACCTCGATCCCGTTCGAGAGCGTCACGCGCACCTCGCCCGACTCGGCACCCTCGCGCACCGCGGCCGTCGGCTGGTACTTGTCGCCCAGCAGGGCCGCCATGATCGCATCCAGGACACTGCTCTTCCCCTGGCAGTTGTTCCCGCCGATCACGGTCAGGCCATTGGCCGCCGGCGTCATCCGCACGGCCTTGACCCGCTTCACGTCGTCCACCTCGAGGTGGATGATCTTCACGGATGATTCGTTCATGTGAAGCTCACCCCCTCATCTGCGGTTTCGGGCGGCACGCTCATGTCCTCGGCGGTGGCAGCACCTTCCGGCGGATCCAGGAAGCGCTTGACCTTGTTGTTGGTGCGCGCGTCGCCTTCCTTGCCGGTCCAGTTCTCGACCGCGACAACGAGCTGCCCCGTGGCGCCGACGACCGCGTCCCAGTTCGGGACGATGCTCTCGCCGTGCTTGCGCTGGCCGATTGCCCGGAAGAACTCCCCGATCTTCCAGGCCGCCCGGGTGCTGAGCACCAGGTTCTCGCGGACGTATGTCGTCCCCTCGCCGGCGAGCCCCTCACACAGCAGTTCGACCTTGGCCATCGGCTTCTTACCGTCGGCCGTCCTGGTCTTCTCGAGCTTCTGAACGACGAAGCTGCACGCCGTGTTGTCCGGCAGCGTTTCGAAGTGGTTGCTGTCGGCGTCGATGGCGTCATCCCAGCCGAGTGGTGCATCTGCTTCAATTTTCTTTTCCATGGTGTTCCTGTGCCTTTCGTTTCGATGATGGTGCTACTTGCGCGCCGCTTTGATCCGGGCGACGACGATCTCCCAGTTCCCCTTGCCACTCTTGGCGTCCTTGCCATCCAGCAGGGCCGCGACAATCTTCTCGCCCAGGTTATCGATCTTCATCGACCCCTTGAGGATTCCCTTCGTGTGCAGGTCGGAGTCCAGCTCCTCGACCGTGATCCCCGCCGCCTCGCAGGCGTCGTACAGCCGCCCGTGGAAAGCCTCCTGCTGCGTATCGGGTACGGGCTCGGCCGCGGGCTGCGCGACAGGATCCTTCGGCGCCGGAGGTGGCGGCGGTGCGACTGGTTCGGCCGGAGGCATCGTCCCGACGCGCTTGGCTACCCGCGCCGGATCCAGCTGGGCCTTGGGCGCCGGCGCCGTGACAGGAGCGTGATCCGCCACATGCGAGGCCGCGTTGCCGTCATCGTCGTCATCGGCGCTGCTGACGCCGACCATTGCCGTGAGGCCGTAGCGGCGGCCGAACGTGACGAGCCCGCAGACCTGCTGAGCCGACGGCGGGATCTCCTTGCCAGCCTTCGTCCATTCGTTGTGGAGCAGGAAGGAGATCTTCGAGCTGATCGTCTGGCCGCTGATGTGCAGCAGCACGGTCGTGACGTGTACCATGCCGCCATCGACGCTGGGCAACTGCACGATCGACAGGCCGTTATTCGCCAGCGGCTCGCGGATGGAATCCCAGACCTCGGCAAGCGTCGAATACTTGCTGCCGAAGAAGGGGTTCGTGGCGTCCTTTCGCGCCGACTGCATGGCTCCCTGCGCTTTTGCCAGCGCAATGGCCAGCTTGTCGAGCGGCCCCTGAAGCGGGAGCGCTATGACTCCGGTCTTTGCCGATTCTATCTCGGCCTGATACTTGGCTTGTTCCTCGTTCATTTCGCTTTTCCCTTCTTTCCGGCCCCGTGGGCCACAACCAACACATCGGCGTCAACGCCGAAAAACACCTCTGAGATACGATTCGCCTCGTCGTAGGCGCTATCGACGCGGATGATGGCGTCGAACGAAAGCCGGGCGATCAGCACCGGGACGATCTCGCACCACGCGTCGAACAGCACGGCGGTTTGCGAAGGATCCTTGCCCATCTTGTCCCAGGCTTCCGTGCTCCGCCACGGCTCATTGTTTTGCGTTCCGAAGACACACAGGCTCTGCAGCGCGAAGTGCTCGTCGTGAGTCTCGAACGGGCAGGGGTCGTCATGCGAAGCGAAGGCCGTCCGCTCCAGGTGGGCGACCACGCCATCGACGACCTTGGCCCGCCGCTTCTGCTCGGGAGTCGGCTGCTTCGGCGCCGGTGCATCGTCTTCGGTGGACTGCTTCCGTTCCGTGACGATGTTCACCTTGCGCAGCTTGCCGGTTTCGCCGATCAGGAAGCCGACCTCCGTGTTCGCGCCGGGCTTGGTCGCCAGCTCGACGTCCCATTTGGCGACGGTGCCGGGGACTTCGGCGAAGTCGTAGTCCCGCAGGATCTTGGCGCCAGGGTGCGCGCTCCGTACTTCCGCGATCGCATTCAGCAGCGCAGAACGCGCATTGGCGTCGAAGCAAGCCTTGTCCAGGCACCGGCCCAGCTCGCAGCATTCGCCGCTGTCGAACAGATCCGGCTGGACGCCAGTCCGCTTCAGGCATTCCGCACAGGCCGCCGTGTCGAAGCAGACGCTTTTCAGCGAGTGCAGCTCCGCATGGATCTGGCTGCGGAGCCAGGCGGATGTCGGAACGCCGTTTCGATACACGTTCATCATCCGCTCTTGCACGTCGGGAAGCATCGTCGCCAGCAGCTCCAGGGCCTCGATGCTCATCTGCCCAACATTCGAATCGGCGTTGGCCAGCATCTCCTGGATGCTCGGTGACAGGTTGCGCAGGTTCGCCCGCCTCACCACCCACTGCCGCGATCGCCCCAGCCGGTCCGCCACGTCCTGGGCCGTCCGCCCCGCGTCCAGCAGCGTGCCGACGCCGTCGGCCTCCTCCATCGGCGTCAGATCCTTGCGCTGCATGTTCTCGACGACGCACATTTCGCGGGCTTCCGCGTCGCTGGCCTCCACGACCATCGCGGGGATTGTCTTCATGCCCGCCCGTTTGCAGGCGAGGACGCGGCGTTCGCCGGCGATGATCCAGTAGCCTTTCGGAACCGTTCCAAGGCCGCCGCATTCGCGCACCGTGATGGGGTTCATGAGCCCGTGCACGCGAATCGAGTCCGCCAGGTCATCGAGCGCCGCGTCGTCGAAGTGGCGCCGCGTCTGGCACAATCCCCGTTCGATCAGCGACGCCTCGATTTCGCGGTACACGCCGGCGACGCGCGATGGCGTTGTCGCCCCTTCATCCCGTGAAATTACAGGCGGTTCCTGTGAAATTTCAGCCGCTTTCTTGGTCTTTTTCATGCAATCTTCCGTCCTTTTCGTGGAAATCCACTCAGTTCAGGTTTTCGCTTTCGCGCGCCTCGGCAACCGCAGCCGTCACCCGGCCGTCAATCTCGCCCGTCACGACCCGCAGCGGCTTCACCGACGGCTTCGGCGCCGCCTGCGCCGCCATGTTTGCGTTGTAGTCCTTCTGGTAGCGCCGGTTCTTCTCGGCGACGCACTCGGCAGAACAGCACTTCTGGATGGGACTCTTCCGCTCGAAGTCCTTGCCGCAGATGATGCACTTGGCCATCGAGTAGCCCGGCTTGGCCTTCGCCACGGCGCCTGGCTTGGCCGCCTTCTTGGGCACGTAGTTCTTCTTGGCGCGCTCTCGGGCGTAGCGGAGGTTCTTTTCAAGCGTGCAGGCGTCGCTGCAGCACTTCTGCACCGGCACCTTCTTGACAAACTCCTTTCCGCAGATCGTGCACGTCCCCATCCGCGGCTCGCGGACGAACTTGCGCGCCGGTGGCAGCTCCTTAGGCTCAATCGCGGGAGCGGGCTTCGCCTTGGCCGGCTTGGCAGCAGCTGGCGCCGCGGCCTTCAGCTTGGCCACCACTTCCGCCCGGGTGAGGCCGTGCTTGTCCATCGCGTTGTAGTCCTCCGGCATCCCGGCACCCGGCCCCTTGAACAAAGGGGTCTGCTGGCCCAACTGCTCCAGCACCTCGACCGCGTCCGCGATCTTGGTCAGTTCATCCGTGGCGATCTCGATCAGCACTCCGTTATCCGTCGTTCCTATCCGTTTCATGCCTTGTTCTCCTGGTTGTCCTTGTTCTCCTGTCCGAACCGCTCCATGTCCGTCAGCGCCTTCTGGCGGACATTGATCAGCTCGGTTTCCTCCCTCGCCATGCGGGCGAGGATGCGCTGGCGGTTTCCGCGCAGCGAGATGAGCATGGCGTCGGCACGACCGAGGGCCTGCGCCGCCTCCAATGCCGCCAGCTGGTTGGTCGTCATGCCGTCACCGCCTGCCGGATCCCGACGGCCTGCTCGATGAGCGTCATGATCTGGGCCGACTGGCTGCGGTTGTTGGCCACGGCCAGCCTGTTGAGCTTGTCGCGCAGTTCCAGCGGGATAAAGCCGCCGACGAACACGTAGCCGAGTTCCTTCTGGGTTTTCTTCTTGAGTCGTTTCTTCATGGTTCTCCTGTGGTT